AGATCGCCTTCGATCTGGCGCACGTCCCAGTCCAGAACGATCAGGCGCGGCAATCGGTCTTCGCTCATATATCCGGGTTGAATGCCGCAATACATGACTGCCGTACCATCGTGGTCGGTTCCTGATTTCAACGCTGAGTCAATGACAGCGAAGACACCACCCATGATCTTGATGGGTTCTTGCAATGGCCGGTCATTTTCCAACATATCGGGAAGCCTGAAGAACGATACCCCGGACCAGTCTACAAATTCAGCAAGGTATTCCTGTTGCCAGACCTGCGGGTGTGATCGCTCTTTGATGGCAATCAGTTCATGCGCTGGTAGGTACGGGTTAGTCGATGAGGGGGCCGTGAACTTGCGCCATTGCTTGGATTCACTGATTTGATAGAACCAGTTATCCGGGTTTACTCCCTTGGGTGTTGAGAATGCAAACGCATCGCCGGTGTAATCCAGAAGGGTCGGTTCAATAGCCCGTTCCCATGTGGTTTGCATTTCAGAGTCTTTGGCGAATGCCGCCTCATCAATCAGCACCCGATGGTATTTGCGTCCACGTCCTGCTTCCGGGTTTTCCAGTGACCAGAAATCAACTTGGCCACCTGTGATGGTGCGGATGATGCCTTCGGTCTTATTGGATTCAGCCTTGATTCGTCTAAGCGTGGAGTGAACTTCGCGGTAGATTTCCGATTGGTATTTGTAGCTAGGAGTAAAGATGCCGACATTCATGCCATTAGCGGCAAGCTGTGATGACATTCGATTGAGCATGAAGGTCTTGCCCCATCGTCTACCGCAACAGACATGGTTGAATCGTGCGGCGTTATTGACGATGGCCCTTTGCCCCGGATGAAGCGCAGGGAGGATGACCTGTCGTTCAATCACTAATCACCACATTGGGGTCTTCTTCGCCTGAGGTGCTGGATTCATCAATGACGCGCACCGTGGTGTTCTGATCGATTTCTTCTTTTTCCTTTTGATTGAGGTATTGCTTACCCAACCAAATCTGCATTGTGGTATTTTCGTTTTCTATTGCGTTTTTCCATTGCGCTCTACGTAATGAAGCAAGTCCCGGAGCCGCCAGTGCTTTTATATACTCCGAAGCGGATACTTCGTATTCTTCCTTGATCCTTCTTGCCAAAGTATCGTAATCGACACCAATGACACGGGCTATTTCTTCACCAGTTGCCTGTATCAGACATAACTCTTCAATCTGACGCCAAGTCTCAGCGTCGAATTCTATTTTTGTTTGGAATGGCATCCCACTCCTCCTGTGTTGCATCGTCCATTGAATTACGCGGCGCAGTTCGGGGAAGGCCGCACCAATGAGTAAATTCCCCCTCAGGATAATACTGCCCGATTACAGCGGTTCCGTATTTCGTCCTAAGTAATATCTTGGTTCCGTTTGGAGGTGGATATTCCGATACGGATTTCCAAGTGGGTCTGTATTCTGCTTGGTGTCTCATGGCTTTATCCCATTCATGGCGCGGTTTTAGCCTCCCACAGTTTGATTGTCAAGGTTCGGATTTCGTTCAGCGTGTCGGCGTCCAGTTCGCGTTCCCATCGAGCGAGCCAGTCCTGTCGATGTTGCTTCGAGGGTTGGTTGACCAGAAACCGGGCTCGGCAGCAGGGGTTGTTCATCTGGTAGATGGGTTTGGATGCGGCGCAGAGGGGGCAATCCGCATTAAATTCCGCAGTATTCCGCATTGATCGTTCCGCAAGTCATTGATTTACCGCATATTCCGCATATTCCGCATACATTGCCCCTAGCTTTTCCCTTATATATATATGTTGGTCTTTTTTATGCCTATTTTCTTCCTTATCTCTTGGAACCCCAACAATATAAAAATATGCGGAATATGAGGAACCACGGGGGTTCCATTGATTTTGGAACGCGGAATTTTTCCGATTTTATGCGGAATCGTACCTATCAAGATCGGTTGCCAATCGAATGCCCCTAAAATTCCTTTTGGATGCTGATGTTGGCTTGTGCGTATCAATCCCTGTGAAAGTTGCCTTCAAATTGCGGCTAAATGTGTTGGATGCGCCCGGATGTGATCTGCCATTCTCGTCGCACCATGACTGCCATTTAGCGAACAGTTCATGACAAGGAATGGATGCGTCAGGATCGAGGATGCACTCTTCCTCTACAAACATGGAGACAGGACTGGTTAGCTCTTCCATTTCCCTGACAAGCATTTTGCCGGATTCGGTTTGGGTTAATCGTCCGATTTTTCTCAGTCTTTCCAATCCATCCAAAGCCCACATTAAAATACCCGGTAATTCCGCTTTGAGTTTATCAGTTAGTTCAACATCCTCTTTACCGTAGAAAGTCTTGATTAACTGAAACATGACGAATCTTCCAGCGAGAGCCGATGAAGTATCATTAAAATGAGGCAATTCATTGGTGGCAAATATAAATCGTGTCGGTAATTTCCCGTCCCAATTCTCTCGATGTTTTCTGGCTACACTCACAGTATCTTCGCCGGTGATTCTGAGAATGTTTTCTGTGATAGCCGCCTGATCTGCCCTAATGGATAGCCTTGCATCAGATATCATAGCCACGCGCTTACCTATAAGCGGCTGTAAGCCAAAATCTGATCCTAATGAAGATAAGGATGGAGAGACTTTGTTGCTTTTCCCTACAAGCGCCTCAAGGACTCTCAAAAGCGTTCCCTTGCCCGATCGTCTGGGGCCGCAAATCATGAAAGCCTTTTGTTGTTCGGTCTGATCCGTCAGCATGTATCCCATCGACTCTTGGAACGCATAAATCGCAGCCGGGTCATGATCCCAAATGGATTCAAGGAAATCGAACCATTGATTCGGTTGCTCGGGATTTTCCTTGGCATCGAATTCAAGAGCCGCTGTGATAAATAATTCGGGCCTAGCCGGTTCCAGCTTGCGGGTGCTGATGCGGAAAAATCCGTTCCAGCAAGGAATAATGTCGCTGGCCGGTGTCATGTCCTCAGGAGGAATGAGCCATTCGGGGGCCGATTCAATGTCGATTCTTGTCTCTGCCATTAGCGCCTGATTCACTTCGCGAACAAGAGCTATATTCGGCTTGACTGGTTCAGGGACGCCCTTGACTTCATTGAAACATGAAGCCAGCCAGTCATAGAGTCTGGCCCTGATTCTCTCATCATCAATGATTGCGTAATGGATGCCGTTCCATGCGTAAAAATCACCGCGCCATCGGTGTAGGGTTCTTGTGGTATCGATGGTGGCTTGCATGGCCACATAGATTTTCGCGATATCCAAAGGATTTTTTAAATCCAAGAGAATCATTCTCTCAGGCGCTTCTTCGAGAATTTCGCCTGTCTCTGGATCAATCTTGGGATTGTAATTTGGAGGAATATCATAATGAACGTGCGGCCTTGTCGGCTTCCATCCTGCATCTTTGGCCATGCCAAATAGTGTCCCGATGGTGATTCCGCTGCCGCGCCCGAATGATTTCCAATGGGATCGGAGTTCCTTTTCGCCGGGGTATTTTGAAGATTGAGAAGACCACGCATCCCAAACCATGAACCCCGAATCATGAAGCTCTGAATGGATCGCCATTCCGATCCTGATCCAATCGTCATAACCACAGTCGGGATTGATGAAAAGAATGGCCTCTTCGATTTTTGATGCTTCGGCGGGGAGTTTGTATCGAGGCTTATTGGATGCCTCAGGATCGGGCTTCGAGTGTTCTTTGACAGTTCGCCTGAGCTTGTCGATGGTAGGGTCAGGTATGGGATTCAGATTGAGAGAAGAACCCGCCCGGAGCCGCCCCGTCATGGTGAAAAATTGACGACCGCAGAATACTTCGATGCCAAGCAAATTGGACTTGAAGGTTTCGCACGTTCCCTTGACGATGATATGAACACCGTTGCCAGAGGGTGATAGTTCCGTATAGGAATTACAGGCTTTGATGATCCTTAATGCACGTTCGTGCTTTTCATTGTCATCGGTATTAAAGCAACCATCAAGGTCAATCCCGATGAGCCCATCATTCGGCAAAAACGCGAATCCAACACCATCAAAGCCCTTGGCATCCGCATATCTGATGGCAGATTCAGCATCGGTTAGCTTGGATCGATCATCATCACTGCCTTGCGTCCCGGTTCGGCGTCTGCCGTTGGTGTAATAGGGAACCTTGCGCGGTTTGTCTGGATTGGCCTCGTTGGGCTCAAATCGCCAAACCAACCATTGAGCAATCGAACAGAGTTCTGGGGGAAATTGGTCTGTGGATATCATTCATCATCCCCCGCATCAATGAACTGGAAAATGGTTTTCCCCAGTGGGATTTCATTGAAACGGATGAAGGGACGATTCTGATGTTCGTCCAGCTTAACCACCCGTAGGCATTTAATACACTGGACGCAGTAATGTACGGTCCCATTCGCGAACACGCGACGGGTGTACCTTCTGTGTCCAGCATGATCGCAATCACGCATCGCACTTCTCCTTTGGTTGAAAAAAGGCCCATTTGCTCAGGATACGGTGAGACTCCCACCCCAAAACGGGCGGGACGCATCCTGAATAAATAAGCCTTCGCCGGGTCTCACGCCGACAGTCCTATTATCCTATCAACCTCAACGCATCGTCAACGCTCCAAGCAATCCCGGCAGAACCCCCGTTGGCATTGACTTGCGCTATGAAGTTTTCCTGTTCGCGAGTGACCCTGCCGCCCTTGGCTTTGACTTCGCAAGCAATGAATCGGCCTTCATGCAATCCGATAATATCGCTTGATCCCTTGCACAATCCAACGTGCAATCGACGCGGATTCTTTAGAAGCACATCGCCATTAGCCAGTTGAACGGGTTCACCCACCCACGCAAGGCCGGTGTTTTGTCGCCAGACAGTTGCGCCTGATGCGGAAAGGGCTAGGAGGATGCGGTTTTGTAGGTCGTGTTCGTTCACAAATACCCCTTAGCCGCACTAAAATCAGGTTTCGCCCCGGTCCTTGCGGCATAAACGTGCGCCGCCCATCCCGCAGGGTCTTTTAATCCCCGGCGTTTGCCGAGTTCCACCAAGTCTCTAAGCGTTCTTGCGCCTCCTTGCTCCTTTCGCTGTGTTCGACGGATGGACTCAATATCCAACTGTTCTAGATATCCTTCATTGACTTCAATGATTCTTGGTTTTCCTTGGATGGGTTCGCCGCATGACGGGCATTCGGTCGGACCGGGATTGAAGATGGCATAGCATTTCTCACATTGTTTAATTTTCATTTCATCCGGGTCAGCTTTTTTTCGCTTGCCCCGATTCGGATCACCCTCAAGCGACCATTGACGCTCATCGTCTGGTAGACCATGCCGCGCATAGTTTTGGACGTGATCCAGAATAATCAGATGATCCTTGCCATGCGCCTGACGAAATCCACGGCCATTGCCTTGACACCAGATGATTAGGGATGCCGTTGGCCTGAGCCATTGAACGGCTTCGATGGCGGGAACGTCCACGCCTTCGATCACCAGTTCAACATTTGTCAGAACCAGCGTTTCACCTGACTTCATTCGCGCAAGAATCGCCTGACGCTCTGCGGATGGTGTGTTACCGTCAATATGTTCAGCGGTCACACCAGCTTGATTGTAGGCTTCACAGACGTGTCTGGCATGATTCAGAGTGGCGCAGAACACTACGCATCGCTTGCCGTTGGCGTGACGTTTGTAGTGGGCCACTGCGTCCCCGGTTATTGAGGGCTTATCCATGATGGCTTCAATTTCTTCAGCCACATAGTCACCCATGCGCTTCTTCAAACTGGCCGTTTCCACGGGTTTACTGACTCCGAAAATGACATAC